TGCTCCTCGGATTCCGGTGCCCCTTCCGGGCCCGGCTCAGCCTCCTTGGCAGCCTTGGCGGCGGGCCTGGCTTTAACATCCGGTTTAACATCGCCTTTAACATCTGGAGGCATCAGCCCCAGGGCACGCAGCTTCATCAGTTCGGCCGCCACGTCCTTATCCCTGACCAGCCGAGAGCCCGCCGCAGACGCTGTGCGCTCGGAGTAGCCAGCGGCCACAGCAGCGTCCCGATTGGACGCACCTTCCCTCAGCGCGGCGATGAAAGCGCGCTTGCGGGATGTTAAAGCCATTTAACAAAAATCCTGTGGGGGAAAAAAATCTGTACGTGGGGTCGGGAGCGGTCTAGCTAGGTGAGAATCCCAAGCTTTTAACCCCCCCACCCCATTTGCAGCACGTCATTGGCGTGTCTCTGCACCAACGGCATCGTCTTGGGCGTAGTGCGGTCACCCGTCGAAGCCTGCGGCCTCCTCGGCCTGCTTGACCGAATCGTGGCAGCTCTTACACAGCGCCTGCCAGTTGGTCGGGTCCCAGAAAAGCGCCTTGTCGCCGCGATGGGGCACGACGTGGTCAACGACGCGCGCCGCTGTGGTGCGACCAAGCCGATCGCAGTACACGCACAGCGGGTTGTCATGCAGGAAGCGCTCGCGTGCCTTTTGCCAGCGGTAGCCGTAGCCGCGTTGGGAGCTGGTCAAGCCGCTGCGCCAGCTGTCTGAGGCGATCGTAATTACTCGGTCGGGGACGCTGGCCTGTAGCCGGCTGGCCACGGTCTTGAGCCTGGCCATGTCTAAGCCTCTCGATGCATGCCGACTTGGCGGGCGATATCGGCAGCACGCTCACGCACCTCCAGCACCTGGCCGTCAAACGTATGGACAGTGGCGCAGATGCCGTGCCACTGAGAACTGGCGCTAGCCTCCTGCACGCGAGCAATGGCGCTGGGCGCTACGAAATGATCGCGCCCTTTGCTGTCAGTCAGATTGATCATTGCTGGCTCTCCGCCTGTGCTTTGTTGAGGGCCTCGTCGGCCTTGTCTGCCGCTTGGGTCGCCGTAGTAGCTGCCTTGGAAGCCTTGGCCGCGGCGCTGTCTGTGCGGCGTGTCAGTTCGTCAAGGCGCTGGTCCCTCTGCTTGGTCGCCTCATCATAAGCGTGACGAACAGTGGCGACCTGCTCCAGGTAGCTTATTGCCAAGCCCCACTGCGCGAGCTGGTAGCCACAGAAGCCGCCACCGACGACGAGCAGAAGCGCGATCACCCAGACCTCGACGCGCCGCCACCAGCGTCTGGCGATGTATTCCAGTACGCATCTGTCCATCACGAAGTACCTCCCAGCTTGGTTCGCAGCCGGGCGATCTCATCGCTCTGCAGCGTTACTCGCTCTGTGAGGCTGGCTACCTGGCTGGTCAACGCCTCGATCTTTCCTTCCATCCGACCGACTGTTGCAGCCAGGTCGTTGCGTTCCTTGGCGAACTGATCAGCCCTGGCTTCCGCAAGCTTCCGGGCCTCACGTTCGGAGTCGAGTAATTCATTCAGCCGGCGCACGGTGCCGATGTCGGCGGTGTCCATCGCGCGATCAGCAGCGTCTTTCGATAGGAACTTGCGTAGCCAAAGGAAGCCGCCGAACAGGACGGTGCCCGTACCGCCCAGCCAGGTGGCTGTGCCTGGGCCGAAATCGGTCGGGTCCATCAATTTCTCCTGAAAGGACTAAGCTGCGGCGAACGTCGAGGTCGGTAATTCTGTTGTGTCGTACAAGCGCGACTTGATGTCACAATTCAAAATCGATTTTTCAGCCCTACCAGGAGCGCCGCAGTGCCCAGGTCACGAAGCCACTATGAGACAACTCTGCGCCTCTATCAGGCAGAGGCAGAGATGGCATACACCCTTGATGTTTTTGGAGACTACCTCACAGAGGCGCACCAGTTGCCGCCAGACCTGTACGGTATTTCAGCAGTGAATTATTACCTGATGCAGAAGCACAACTGGACGAGATCGCAGCTTGAGCAAATGAGCTCTGAAGAGAAGCGGTTTGCTCTGAGTGCCGAGCTGACCGGCTTCAGACTCCCGCCTGAAGCCCAATTCGACAGCTGAGGTAAGATGATCTCGTAGGACAGGCGGCGAACCCTATCGAAAGGCGAAAAAAAGCCCGCACAAGGCGGGCAGGCAGGGTCTGTAAATTAGATCTGATGGCTATAGAACAGCGAGTATGACTCGATGCCGTCGTTCGGTTGCTTGATACCAGCGTTGGAATAGTGGATCGCTCGGATACCAACTTTCTGCGTCTCGCCGATCTTCAAGCCTGCCCCGATGCGATCTTCGAAGTTGAAGGACGAACCAAAGTCCTGGTCGCCTGCTGACGTACCGGAGAACACTGCAACACCGATGCCCGCTTCGATGAAAGGCTTCACGTTACCGTTGCCAAATTCATAAACGAATACAGGTGCGAAGGACAATGAGTGTGCCCCACCAGAAGCATCTCCTGCTTCCCAATAGGTGTAGCCAGCATCCCAGTAGCCGGTTAACCGGCCCGTGCTAGTTTCAAACCAGCTCTTGTCCCAGTCAAAGCCTACAGCTGCGCGAGCGGTCAAACCGCCCTGACTAGTCGCACCGATTGCGCCAGACAGGTCAGCAGCCTGAGCGCCGGAGGCCAATAGGGAGAACACCGCAGCAGCGATGATTTTTTTCATGATCACTGAATCCTGATGATTTTTCTTAGCAAGCTATCAGAATCAGAGTGCCATCAATTCGTTCCGCTGTGCTACAAAAAAACCAATAAAAAAACCCCAGCGAGATAGCTAGGGCTTGTGAGTGTCACGTTGCTTGCAAGCTGGACACGCTGCTATGAAAACAGGTGTTTATCCGCGCGGAAAGCTTTTTTATGCGACTTCTCGCAATTGTTCGAGCGCGCAGTCTATCCAAGCCACGCCGGTATTGATCAGCTCACGCGCCTTTGCCTCACTCATCTGGTGATGGCGACCAACCCGCAGTGCTGGCCACTTTGCCCCGAAGTACAGCCAAACGAATCCCCCCATTTGTGGGTTGCGCTTGCAAAGTCTTGAGACGGCGCCGTCCACGGCCAAGGCTAGATCGTCGGTGATGACGTACTGCTTCACCCCACCTTCTGCTGGAGCATTGTCCCGCATGAGTGCATATAGAGGGCAAACGTACTGGGGCACCCCCATTCCATCCATCCGCCACCAGCCCCACTGCTCTAGCATGTAAGCCGTATCGCCCAGGGCCTTATCAACATAGGTTCGTTTTTTCATCTGGTCATCAATCCCCGGTGAAGTTTGTGCCGCCGGCGCCGCGACGGTTGTTCGTTTCGTATTGATCAGATGGACCCGTAGTGCGCAGAGGCCGCTGGCGATCAACCTGCTGCTCCAGCTCGTGCACACGCAGGCCCAACTGCGTTACCAGTTCTTCCAGTGGTAAAGGCTCGCCCTTGATAGCCGACACCCAGCCTGAAGCGTTGCACAAGCCGCAGGGCAGTTCATAAAACACCTCCTTTACCACTGCTCGGCCCAGGCAGTCCGGACACTTGCTGAGCGTGATCCGCTGTTTGCGCAGCGATGGACCGTGGCTCCTGCTCACGCTTCCCCCATCAGCCAATCGACAGCGCGGTCTAGGTCATAGGGGCACTCGCGGCTGTCGATCTCGAATCGGCGTCCTCCCAGCATGGTCACGCTCAGACGCCTGTGGTCATCGAAATTTTGGATGCAGACCATGAACACCTGGGAACTGGCAAACTCCTTCGGGCCCGTGGCGCAGTGCTGACCGAGGCGGACGACCTGGGCAGGCATGCTGCATTTGCTCATTTCAAATCCTCGCTTATGGTTGGTCCCGGAATGTCGTCGCAGGCCCTGCCCTGAGCGGCCTCTGCGGAGTTACCAGAATCTCCGGATCTAAAGCCGGTCAAGTTGTGAATCAGCTCAAATCCATGCTGATCAAGGTGTGCATGCCATTTCTCCAACGCCTCGCGCTTGCGGGCCATGATGTCGGACTGGATGTACACCTTCACGTTGTGGCCCATGGCATGGTTGATCAGCAGCTCGCCCACCAGGTGGTCAATACCCAGGTCGGCCCAGCCGGTGCGGGCAAGCTTGCGCAAGTCGTGGCTGGTCCACTCACCGCGCCCCAAATCTGCGAACACGGCGCACGCCATCGAGCTACCGATAGGCTTTCCGCCTTTGGCCGGGAACAGGTAAACACCGCTATAGCCCTGCTTCTGCTGGTTTTCCCGGTACTCGATGAGC